GAGGCGCTCAAAGAGAAGGGCCTTGTGACCACCTGGGCGCGGCACGGTGGCCTCGACTAGCGCCGGGTCGACAGGCTGCACCTCTTCGGTGTCCGGCGCGGCCTTCGACACCCGGAAGCACTCCGCGGTGCTCAGCCGGTGGAACACCTCCCACGGAACCAGCTCCCGCGCCGCGAGCCAGCGGAATGCCTTCTTTATGCGCCGCATGCGGTGGTTGACCGTGGTGCGCGAGCACGTCAACCTCGCCCCGATTTTCTGCCGACGCGCCACTTCGGCCGGCGTGAGCCACGAACCAGACAGCATGGCCTCGCCAACCGCGTGCAGTTGCCGCGGGCCGAACTGGTCCACCGGGTTGCCGCCGTAAAGCGCGAGCACCGGCGCCAGCGCCGTGCCGTTGTCCCGATCGGCGTGCTCTGAGAGGTGGCCTTCCTTGACCTCTTTGTCAATGTGCTCGAGATAGTGCGCCAGCGCCCAGGATACGGTGGGGTGCGCTGGAATGGCGACTTCGCCGCCAGCCTTGGCCTGCCAGCGGGTCAATTCCTGCCGGTAGCGCTCCCACGAGGCGGCGCTGTTGAATGGTCCCAGGTAAATCGATCGATCACCGATTCGAATTCTGGCCTGGCCGGATTTGTGTGGCCTGGACGGGTAGCGTGGGAACTTGGGTTTGCGTGCCATGGTCGGCCTCCGTGCCGTGTTGTGGTAGTCCTACCACAGTTCACGGCCGGGCCAGTCACCGACAGCATTTCACTGTCGCACGCATCCCACGAAGTGACTGAGACTTAGGAAGTGGTGAGGGCCGGGATTGAACCGGCGACCTAAGCCTTTTCAGGGAAGCGTATAGGGACAAGGCCGCGCCGCAAACTGTTGCGGGGTCGATACTACCGCCGCTGGTAATTTGGGTCAACCTTCTCAAAAATCGTGGTAATAGACGGGTTTTTCGCCTGGTCGTGGTAGAAATGGTATGTGCGCCATTCTCGTGCTTAGCTCTCTGGCTCTTCCACCTTCCGGCGCTGCACCAACATGACCGCGCCACCGCTTCCGGCCAGCGCGGCAGAGCACACCTTGCACGCCAACTGGCCGCGCCGCTGGTGCTCAGGAAGCCTGGCGCGTTCGCTCACCGGCGTTTCGAACCGCTTGCGACAGATAGCGCACTTTGGCGTCCTCATGCCACCTTGCCCACCAGGTAGGTTTCAGCCGCCTTGAGGCAGTGAGGCGGGTACAGCATGGTGTGCGGCGTGCCGTCCAGCTGCTGCCAGTGACAGCGCAGCATGACGTGCCGATTGCCTTCCCGCTCGATATGCTCCACGTCGGCCACCACCATGGGAGGCCCACCGGAACGCAGTTGCACCAGCATGCCGAGTTTGACCTGTTCGAAGTCCATTACTTGAGCTTCCCCGCTTCTTTGGCTGCCTGGATTGCCTGCTCTATGCTCTGGCACACCACCCGGAACACGAACCGCGCGCCGTGCGGTAGGTGGTCCTCGGTGAGCATCCACTGCAGTTGGCCACCAGGCAGCCGGTACAGAAAGAACGGCCGCACTCCAGAGCGTTCGGCCTCACTGGGATTCATGGCGCCCTCTCGGCCTTGCGTGACAGTGCCTCGCTCTGCGCCGCTATTCGCTCAGCCATGGCCAGCATGGACCGCCGCAACTGCCGCGCGTCGGCTCGCCACCGATACGCCTGCACGGTGCGCCAAACGAACGCCGCCACGAGTACCAGGTCTACCGCTGCCAGGATTCCTGCCGCCATGGGTTGCCTCTCGGCCGCTGCCGTGCCGCAGTATGACGGGTGACTACCGCTCCGGTCCTGCGCTCCGGTCAGCGGCCGTGGTCGTTTACAGTTCAGGCCCTTCTGCCTTGGGCTCCTCTTTCGGGGTGAGCGTTTCCGGCCGCCAGAATCCAGCTCGCTCGCTATTGGGTAGAATCTCGCCCTCGCCCGGATAGGTGTAATGGCCAACCATCTTCCCATCGGTCCCAGGTCGATAGATGCCGAGTGCTTCTGTACCGCCGCATGTCCAATGCAAAATAAGGGAGTTGTCAGGTTGCATTTCGCCGGTGGCGCACCAACCACCGCCGCTGATGGTAACAATGCGGCCTGTCTGCAAGATTCGTCCGAACTGACAATAGCCTGTCAGGTTGACGATAGGGGAGGGCAGCAGCTCGGCCGGTTGCGGCTCAGGCTTGGCCTTGAGTCGCTCCGGCACCGGCTTGGCCAGCGCCACGCCCACGACCGCCAGGATGGCAAGCAAAGAAATGATTCGCATGATGCCTCCAGAGGTGTCTAGTTCCGTTCCCAGGGTGGCGGGTCGCCCCTGAGCCACCACTGCTCGTCGCCGTCGCCCTCGTCTATCACCTGTTCCGTGGTCGACATGGCATTGAGGGTCACGCTCACGTTCGTGTCCTGCCATCGCGGCGACAGTGCCCAGGCAAGCATCGCACCGCACACCATGCCCAGGACGAACCAGGATATTTCCATGCGTGCCTCGCAAGGTGAAAGGGCAGGCCCACGCCGCTGGGACAAGCGGCATAGGCCCGCAGGCTGGTTACTTGCAGCACTCGGCCGCCGCTTCCTGCATGGCCATTATCTCAGCCTCACTAGCCTCAGAGGCCACGGTGAAAGCTGCCTCCATGCACCGCTCCATGTCCAGCCGGTCCACGCCCATGGAGCGCAGTTGCCGTCGCATGCGAATCTTGAGGAAAGGCCCCGGCTTGGCCGCTGCCGCCTTCACCTCGGTCGGCTTGGCAAAGCAGCCGCTCAGGATTTGCAGCAGCGCCTCGATAATCACGTTCCACGGAATGGCCTTGGCGCCGGTGCCGTACCGGGTTGCCATGCGCTGCTCGGCCGTGGCCAAAATCTTGTCGTGCGTACTCACTGTGTGCCCTATGAGTGAATGGAATGGCACCCTGACCGGGTGCCGTGGTTTACCGTCAACAATTGACTGCGCCGCCCCCGGCGAATGCCGGAAACGCAGGCGGCGCGGAGATAATAACGGACGTTTGCACGCGCGGGCGCAGTGCGTCCTCGACGTCTCTGGCCGTGGCGCTGGTCGGCAGGGTCTTGAGCCACTTGCCCCCCTGAGAGACAATCACGCCTTGCGGCAGGTCATGGCAGCCCAGCGGAATGTGCAGCACCTTGAACGGCATGGCGTCCAAATCGTGGCGCGTCGCGCCTACCACGCACACCAACACGCTGTTGGCCTTGACGCTGGCCGCGAGCGCCTCGCCATAACCGCAGCCGCACGTCTCCACGTCGCGCTTCACGCGCTCGCGTTTCGCTTGCTCGAGCAGCAGCATGGCTCGCGCCTTGGCTCGCACTCGCTCGGCGTCAATCTTGCTGCCTGGAAGCTGTATCACTTCCGGCGCGTCAGTTGGCACCTGCACGCACACCAGCGCGAGCAGGAAGGATAGAACCAGGAACATGGGTAGAAACTCCCAGAGGTGTACGGTCGATAACCGGATTCATTAGCTGCGCGTAGAGCGATTCCCGCTCAGCGCCGCCGTTGTGGACGAACCAATCAATTTGACGCGCGGGAAACCCCTTGACGGCCGAAAAGGCCCACGAGTCCCGCGCCTTGAGCATGCGGTCGATAACGCTCGCCTCGGCCCAAAAGCCGGACGTTGGCGGATCGCCCCAGCCGACTGGCCCCTCTTCAGGCCGCTCCCCCCAACTGTTTTCAATGTGGCCGTATTCGCGTCCGTCGTCGTCGATGTGGTAGCCGTCCAGGCACATGCAATGCGCCCAGCTGCCGCTTGGCTGTTTGACGCCGCGCCCGTCTCGTTTGCCGTTGAAGCCCTGGCCGCTGCAAACGGAAATGCCGTAGCCGTTGGCCAGACACCGCTTGGCCTCGGCCCAGGACGTTACGAGGGTGATTTCCTTGACCGGGTGTTCCCGCGCAACGGCCTCCAGTTCATCAGGAACGCCTGAGTTTCCCCAGGTGCGGCAGCGGTTCACGTCATAGACTCGCAGGTCATGCTTGCCATGAACGTCGCGCGACACCACGCCATAGGTCTTGACGAACTCGGCCGCCCAGGCACCCACGCTGCCGTCTCCGCGAACGCGTCCTTTGCCTATCTCTACACGGCTGCCGGCGTAGGTCACTTCCTCGGCAATGTCCTTTAGCTCTTCCGGCGCGCGGAACACGGCAATCTGTACCGCCATGGTCCGCCTGATTGCGTTGTTCGTCCCAAAGCTGACGCAGGAGCCTATCTTGCCCTGGTCCTTTCCTTTCGGGTTGGCCCCGGTGATTTTCTTTTCTGCCTGCCACAGATAGACGGCCTTTGGCAGCGGGTCATCAGCCTGTCCGGCTGGTGTGCCTGCGAACGTGTAGAACGGCTGCTGGCGCGCCACGGCGTCCACCGCGTCCGGGTCCGCAATCCAGCCTTGCGATTCGGTAGGGTCCCAGATCGGCAGGGGTGGCGCGGGAATGTCCGACTTGAAGCCCAACGCGCCCAGCGCCAGCGATAGCAGCGCGGTGGCGAGCCAGAGGCAGATTTGCTGCCAGTTGGAGGGCAGCATTTTCTTGAGCTGCACAAGGAACTTTTGCCATAGTTCGGCCATGGGTGCTCTCTCTGTTCAACGGTCGTGATTTGTGTTACTTGACCAATTCCAGCGCCTTGGCAATCTTGCCAAAGCAGGCGACAGTTGCGGCCCTGAGCGTGGCGTCAAACGCCATGCCGGGAGAGGTGCCCAGGCTGCCAACCTCGGCCGCAATCATCTTGCGGCATTCGATCAAGCCATCAGACACCAGGCCCAGCCGTTTGGCCGTGTTCTGCAGTTCCGTCAACACGTCTCCCAGCGTCTTGAGGGTAGTGTCAGACTGGCAGTGTTCCGCCATGGCACCATAGACGCCGTACAGAATGGCAATCTGTTTCTGTTTGACAGCCACCGGCGCCGGGTCTGCGGCGTATGCGGCCTGCAGTCTGGCTGCTAGCGGGTCCGTCGGCGCAGGAGGTGCGGGAGGGGTTGGCGGCGCTGGGTCGCCTATTTCCATGACGCAGATACGTGGCTCGGTCGGCTCGTCTCCCTTGGCTGCGTAAGCCAGCACACGAAAGCGGCCGGCTTTCGGCGTGAAAATAATGGCCGCTTTGCTGTCCTTGAGCAGTTCAGGAGGCAGGAGAGTTGCGCCGTCGTCCAGCATCAGCCACCGGACCACCTTGCAGTCCGTCTCGGCACGGATAACCACAAAGCTGCCTGGCTGGCCCTGCACCTTGTCCGGTAGCTTTAACTCTTGCCCCACGCTCACGGCTGGTAGTGCGAGGCACACGAACAGGGTAAATAGTCGCATGCAATTGCTCCACAGGTTGCGGCTGCGGTTGGCGAGAAACCCGGCCGCCGTCTAGCTTGTACGTCAGCCGGGAAACTCATTGCAAGCGACTCCGCTACGAATCCGCTTCCCCAGCCGCCATGCGGGTTTTGATGGCGGTGCGTGCCTGTGCCGTGGCTGCTGCCGTGCAGACCATTACTCCTTCGCACCTGTCATGGACCCACCTTTTGCTCCAGCGCAACGATCCGATCGCGCAGTTGCTTGACCTCATCGCGCAAACGCTGAAGGACCGCAAAGAATTGCTTCCAGTGAACCGCCTCAAACTGCGTTACCGGGTTGGTCGCCTGGCTGACATAATCCTGCCACGACGTGAATGCCTCTCTCATAACAACCTCAAAACATCAAGTCTTAATCATCCACCGCAGCGCCGCCCAAGGCTGCATGTTGTTGTGACTGCCGCCGCCGCCGGTGTTGGTGGCGCTGGTGCCGATGGTTGCCTGTTGGTTGCCGCCGCCAGAAACAGACCAGTTGTGCGAATCGGTGCCCGTGCCGGTGTAAACGTAAGGTGCGTTCGCGATGGAGTGACCGTGCGCAGGGATTTCCGAAGTCGACAGGGTGTGAGTCTCAGTGCCGCCCGTTCCCGCGATGGTCCTGGCGGTCAAGCCGCTGCCCGTGCCCACGCCGATGATAGTGCGCCCGCGAAGATCAGGCAGGTTGAAGGTGGTCGAGCCGTTGCCCGCGCCCCAGGTGGTTCCCAGATAGGTGTACAGGTTGGCGTAAGTGAGACGCGACACCGCCGACCCGTCGCACTCCAGCCACCCCGTAGGCACCGAGCCGGCTCCCGCAAAAGGCGCAACCATTCCAGTAGGAAACGTCACGCCGTCCACGTAGGTCTTGACGGCCTTTTCGCTCGGTATCTTCGTATCGGAATTGCTCGCAAATGTGCCGTCAGTCGAGCGATCCAGCAGGCCAGCCGTCCCCGAGCCGGTAAAGTATGGGATTTTGTCCGCCGCACTCGTCAGACCCGCGATAGCGGCTAGCTCCGCGTCATAGGCCTGCACGTTGGTCCCAATCACCAGGCCGAGCGTGGCCCGCTGCGCTGCCGCGTCCGCGTCATCCAGCAGATCACGCCCTGCAGACGTGAGCGTATACGTTCCCGCTGTCCCCGAACCCGTGAAATAAATCCCTTTGTCCGCCGCACTCGTCAGACCCGCGATAGCGGCTAGCTCCGCGTCATACGCCTGGACGTTGGTCCCAATCACCAGGCCGAGCGTGGCCCGCTGCGCTGCCGCGTCCGCATCATCCAGCAGCGCCCGCCCCGCCGCCGTGCAGGTGATTTCTTCAACCGTCCCGGCTCCGGCGCTACTCCGCCCAAGCAACTTATCGGTTGCGGACACATTCTGAATCTTCGCATAGGTCACCGCGCCGTTGCCGATTGTCCACGTCGCCCCGCTGCTTGATACCGTGATGTCGCCCTTGTCGCCGTCGCTGACGCCGCCTGTGAATGTGCCGCTGACCAGTATGCCGCCGACGAACTGCAAGCCCCCATAGGTGCCCGTTCGACCGATGTAAAGCGTGGCCGGTGTCGTCGACGAGTCGATCACGCCATAGGGCATGATCTTCCCGTAAGTGGTCACGCCTTCGTAGTAGGTGCCGTTGCTGTAGGTATAAAAGACCCGGTAGGTGTCGTCAGCCGGATCAGCCTCAAACGGCTCAGAGGTTAGGCCAGACGACCCGATGTATATTCCGTGAGTTACCGCAGAAAGGTCACTGTAAACCGTGATCCCGCAGGATGCGATTCCTCGCATGCCATTCCGGCCTATCGCCAGGTCGCAGGTGTCTGGACCCGCATTAGCAAGGGCGATAGTGACGCCGTACCCAACGGTGTTGCTTAAAAGCAACCTACCGTCGCTGTTCTGGAAGTGCTTGACGCCGCCGATGCCCTGTGCGCCCGCATGGATCAATCCTCGCGCCGTGGTGGACGCATCGGGGAGGTTGAAAGTATGCGCCGTCCCACTTGACGAAATCGCAAAATCCGTCCCGCTCGTCCCCGTCGCAAACGTCTGCGTCGATCCCGTCAACCCATTCAATGAGGAAATGCCACTGCCGGCCGAATCACGGTCGACGTAGAAAATAGCCTTGGCGGGACTGCCGCCGAAGCCAACCAGCTTGCCGCTGTAATACTTGCCAGTGGCCAGCGTGACGCCGTTGGCATCCACGACCCAGGCGTCATCGGCTTCGACCCAGCTGCCGTCAGATTCGTCCCGGTAGTACCACGAACCCGGCAGCCTGCCGTCTGTTGGCGTGGTGCTGGAAATCTGGACGAACGCGAACCCGTTCGGCAGTTGAGCCCCAGACACGCCTGGCATATCCAATCGCCCTATGTCCTGCCCCATCTGCCGGAACTTGTCCCGGTCGCCTTCCGACAAGAGAAACGCCTTGGCCATGGTCGCTTAGGTGGTGCGGGTGTAGGTGATTTGGATTCCGTACAGTTCCACCGCGTCCGTGGTGTGCGTTCCTGGCGTCAGGGTGATGGTCCACGCCTTTGGCGAGGCGCTGGTGGCCGTGGCCGTGAATGTCCGGGTCACGTTGCCGATGGTGCTGGATAGCGCGCCGGTCGCGCCGCCAATTTCGCTGCCGCCTACGTCCTCGAACACGCTGACGGTAATGGTTGGCGTGTCGGTGCTGCCGCTCATCTTGCCGCGCAGGCTCACCGTCACACTGGCCGAGTTGTCCAGGTCGTTAGGGGACAGCACGGAAAAGGTAATCGGGTCGCTGTTGCTGGCCGCCCACTTGATACGCAACTGCGGGTCCGTCGCGCCGTTGACGCGCTCCAGCACCGGCGTGGTGTCGCTGGCCAACAGGCCGCCATTCGCCGCCGTGTTGGGAATGGCGTTGGTCACCACTTCCCGCGCGGTGGCCAATGGCAGGTCAATGCGCCCGGTCTTGAGGTTGCTGCCCAGGTCGGCCGCCTCGATATTTCCGGCCGGGATGTCCAGCCGCTTGCACGTGATAGTGCCGTCTACGTGCAAGTTTCCGTCCACTCTGCTTGCCATGGCTTATCCTCAGAAGAGATTCAGGCTGGCGAACGTGCGCCGCGGATAATACTTGAAGCGCAGGTACTCTGGGGTGTCCGTCTCCTGCCCGTCTGTGTCGAGATACTTTTTCACCGGCGCGCCGCTGGCATCCAGAAACGGAATCAGGCGATAGTTCCCCGCAAGCAGCGCCGTGGCGTCCAGCGAGTGATAGCCAGCGTTTAACGGCTGGTCATCCCATGGTGACTTGTCAGCGTCTGCCGAGTAATCTGGGTCCTCAGACGTGTCCAGCACTTCGAAGGTGTACGTGCGCTGCCAATACTCGCCAAAGGTGCCGTCAAAGTTCTGTTGCGCCCGGAAGCGCGACAGCTTGACCGTCAGCGGCAGGAAGTCAAGGAACACATCCAGGTTGACCGCATTCATGTAGTACGGCAGGTCGGCCTTGCCATCGGTGGCGAAGTTCTTTGTCACTGTCACAGTGATACGGTGCCGGTCGGCTTGCCGTGGTGGGTCAAACGGCACACCGGCGCCGTTCGCAATCAGGTCCCCTGCCAGGTCCTTCACCATCGGCTTTTTGTAGTCGGTCGTGTCGATGGTGATTTGCGCCGGCCGGTCCAGTGGCGCCTGTTCGTTGTTCGACGGGTTGCCGTACTGGCTGCTGTAAAACACCTCCACCACCCACTTGCGGTCATCCTCTGAGGACTGCTTGGCGGCGCGGCGTATTGCCTTCACGCGCCCGCTGTTGGGGTGGTCGCTGTAGAGCAGGGGAAGGGCGAGGGACGCCAGCACCGTGAACTGGTCGTCGGTGGTAGCGTTCGTGTAAACATGGAACGTGCGTTTCCCCTCGACCGTGTTCGCCTTGCCGTCCTCGGTCAGTTCTCGGCCGTCGCCAACTTCGACAACTGAGATAACAGCCATTAGCTCACCCCCGGCACAACAATGGTGCCATCAGACAGGGCGCGGGAAATGGCCTCCAGTTCCTGCCGCTGCCGCTCCTGTATCAGCGTCTGCCGCTCAATGGCCAGCCGCACCCGTTCCACCGGGTCCTCGAACTGCTGCTGCATGCTGATGCGGTTCACTTCGCTGATAGCTTCGCTCGAACCCCTGGTGAGTCCGGCCGCCATCGTGGGGCCACCTGGAACCGAACGTGCCAGGTCAAGCAGGCTTGTGGCGGTTGCGGCTCGGAAACGCGAATCGTCGAACGCCAGGCCGAACCCCGCTGCCATTTCACCGGCCGCCTCCCAGGCTTGGCCAATCTCACGAATGCGGTCAGCGGTGCGTTCCAGCGGCGAGCGCATATCACCCAGCATCATCTCCACGCCGCGGCTGTACGTCTCCCAGTCCGTGCCACCACGGCGAAAGAGCGAGCCCATGCGTTCCAACTCTTGTGCCTGAATCTCCAGGGGATTGCGAACCCGTTCCCGCTCGGCCGCTCCAGCTGCCGCCAGTCGGGCCGCTCGCACGTCCTCCAGCATGGCCACTTCGGCGTGCATGCGGTTAATGGACTCCAGGCGCGCGGCGGTCATGTCCGTGCCGGAGCGCCGCTCCATGTCAGCAATCTCGGCCAAGCGTCGGTTGTGTGCTTCCAGGGGCGTGATGCTCTCCGTGGTGGCAAACGTCACGCCCATGATGGAACGCTCGGTTCGCCGCAGATTGATTGCGTATTCCTCCGCATCGTCCGCAGACATGCCCATGGTTGCCGCCATGTCGCGCGAACGGGTCCGCGCCCCCTCCATGCCTGTGAGTGAATCAACCGTCTCACTGCGAGCCATAGCCGCCACGGCTTCTCCCAGCATTGGCCTGGCTCTGGCGATAGCCGATCGCCACCGGCCGCGCATGGCCTCGATTTCCGGCCGCGTATCAAACAGGGTCGATTCCAAACCACGGAAGTAACCCTCCAAGTCGCCCATCGCGCGTCGGACCTCGGTGCGCGTAGAGGATTCGCCAGGGACAGGCGCCTCTCGCAGCGTTCGCGTCATTTCGGCCAGCGGCGCAATAGGCTCTGGCCCAGAAGAGCGAGGTACGTCACGGCTGGCTGAAAGCCTGGACACCAGATACCCGGCGCCAAGAATCAAGGCCCCGATGCCGCTGCCCAGCAGTGCCGCCTTAAGCCCGCTGGTAGCCTTCATGGCTATCTGCAGGCCCACTGTCATGCCGGAAATGGCCATGTTGGCCGACGTCACGGCTTTCTCAAAGCCGCTGACGTTGGTTTCCATGTTCTGAAAGGTGGCACCGATGGAGGTGAGGTTACTGAACCCGGCGCGTAGCTTTTCCCCGGACTCTGGCAGGGCTTTTATTTTGGCGTCGAAGTTCTGCGCCGACTTGCCCGCCTTTTGCAAGTCCTCATTCAGCCCGGCCGTGTCCGCGCCGAGCATCAGAATGCCCTTACCCAGAATGCTCACTCGCTTTGGCCTCCCTCTCCTTTGCCCTTTTGACCGCTCTGGCCTTGGCCAGAATCACCCTGGCTTGTGCATCCAGGTTGCTCATCCGGCGAGGCTTCGGCAACAGGTCAGACGCTTTGACAGGAGTAGCCCCGCGCTTCAGGTGGACATTGACCAGTGCCTGCCATATTGCCGCCTCCCCTGCTGTTACTCGTCGCCACCCACGAGGGGAGAACTTGGCTCTGTGCACCATCAGTTCGACCACCTGCGCCGCCGATAGTGGAGGGTCGAAATCGGGATGGAATCGCAGGTCGCCTGTGTCGAGAAACAGGTCTAAGAGGAACTCTCTGGCGTGGCAGTTTTGGAGTTTTTTTCCAGCGCCTCCTCCCCTTCCTTGGTGATGGCGTTGAGCCTGCCGCCTATGCTCCATACTTGCCCCAGCACCCATCCCGGGACGTGCGCCACGATCCACTGCAAGTCTGTGTCGGTGGCTTCGAACATCCGCACGCCAGCCGAGTCACATGCCGCAAACGAGGCAAACCAGGCGAGGTGTCGGCCGCGCCTGACCTGCTCGTCATACTCTCGGTTAAACTCCACGTACTCGGCCGCAGTCATCTCTCGCACATACCACTCGCCAACCTCGGGAGGCAGTGGCACATGCTCCACCTTGGCCTTGCGCTTCTCGAAAATTGCCCGGATTGCTTCGTTCATGGTCCCCTAGTCCTGAGCCTCAGTTGCCCCTGTCGCTGCCGCCCGGCTTACGCGCCGTCCGTCAACACTTCTTCGTCCGTGCACTGAATCTGGATGTCGAGCATCATGCGGTCATCTTCCGGCGAAGTGAGGTGCGGTTGCTGGTCGCAGTAGCCGGTGTGCACCACGGTCGGCCCGGTCGTGTCGCCGGTCGCTTTCGGGTACTCGATTTTGAACTTGATGCTCTCGGTTCGGTTTTTCCACCAACCATTAACGAGCTGCCAGAAATCAAAATGTGCGTCCGTGCGGCTGTCGCACTCGCAATGGAACACCAGTTTACCCGGCTGCCTGTTGCCGGGACTGGTGACGGCCAGCGCCAGAGTATTGTTCAGGTGACTGCGGTTGACGTTGGTGGTTGACCCTTGTGGCGGGTCAATGGACACCACCGGACAGGGGAACGCGGTGTAGTTGCTGCCGCCATCAGTGCTGTACTTTACCGTGGTCCCGTTGCTGTGCGCCATGGTGTCCTCTTACTTTGTTGCGACCTCTTGCATGGCCGATTCCAGCTCGCTTTTCAGCGTTGACAGCATGGCCTGATATGCTGCCTGTTTTGATTGCTTCCAGGCTTTTCGCATGAAGCCTCTTGGTCTGCTGGCTCTCGCCTTTTTGGCTGCCAGCATCTTGCCTTGCTTGTCCCTGAAGGCCAGGTAGCTGCCTTTCTTGGGAAAAACCGCCTTGCGGCCGGACTCAACCAGGTGGAGGTATTTGGCCGCGTCTCGCACCTCGGTGCCTTTCTGCGCCTTACCCTTGACCCTGGCCAACTTGAACTTCTGCTGCCCCCGTTTCGTGAACACCCGCGTTATCTGTCTCGCTTGCCCAACCCTTGCGCCCACCATAACGATTTGCGACAGTCCGCCTCGGTAACTCTTGCTCTTGTCCCCTATGGCTTTCTTTAACGTGCCAGTATCTTGCGGTGCGTTCGCCTTGGCTGCTGCCACCAGAGGCTTCAATCCAGCTTTGAGCGCAGCCTTGACAGCCTTGTTCCTAACCTTTTTCTCTAACGCCTTCAGCGCAGCCAAATACTTGTCCAGGCCCACGATTTTCATGACACACCCTGCCAGGTGTGAATTCGCATGACGCTCCGCGCCGCGTCGGAATACTGCCACGGCCGCGGCACGCCGTCCGGGACATGCACCACCCATTCCCCGGCTGCGTCCGTGATAAGGTCCCCCTCTTCTGGTTCGGTGAACGTGCCCACCAGGTCACTTGCCTGAATCAGAAAATCCCGTTGCTCCATGCGGTCGTGCATGCTGCTTGAGTCCGAGCCCCAAAACTCAGTGCGCCCTATCACCGCGCTGACCGTGACAGAGGTGGGGCCGCGCCGGTACGTCACGCTGCTGCTGGCATGCGTCAGCAGCTCGTCTGCCACCAGGCTGTCTCGCTCATCGAACATAGGTCACGGTGTAAGGGGTGGGCGCTGGCCGCGAGTCTGGCCAGCGCCCAGGGGCAACGGTGAGCCGGGTTAGTTCTCGCAGGTCCAGAGCCGCGCGACGTCCACGACGTACTTCGCCGTGGCCGTGCCACTGGTCTTTTCGATGTGTGCCAGCAGACCCAGCGGCCCAGTGGCAGCCGTCAGCACAAAGGTGCTGGCCGACAGCACGCGAACACCGTCGACGTACATTTTCACGCCAGCAGGGTCGCGTGCGTCAATCCAAAACGTGGTACGGTTGGCCACCGCGCTGCCAGCGCTGATGGTCTTGGTGGTGTCCGTGGCAGCCACCTCGGTCGTGCCGTCATCCGACTCGGCATTGATGGCGGTGCTGCCGCCGTCAATGTGGAAGAACGCCGACTCGGCAATGGCGTCGGCGTCCGTGGTGCTGGTGCCGTTCGCCAGGCCAAAGTTGATGTCAACCGCGCTGGTGCTGCCGTTCGTCACCGGACGAATGACAAACTCCGCGATGGGATTGCTCGACACCGACACTCGGTCAACTGACAAAGCGTCGATGCACTGCGCTTCGTTCGTGGCCGTCAGTTCCATCTGAATGGCTTTGCCAAGATTCACCGGATAGCCGAACCCACCGGCCGCCGCCGTTCCGGTTGGCACCGACAGATAGCCATCCCGCAGCATGTCGATGCGGTAATTCGGCACCACGTTGAGCGCCACGTCCACCTCGGTGTCCGACTCGGAAGAGTCGCCCACGCAGACGCCCACGTAAAAGTCCCGGTCGTTCACCGGCTTAAAGTGCGCCTTGTTGGCGCTGTGGTCCCAGAACACCTGGCAGCCGCGGAGAATCGCAATGCTGGCGGTCTTGGCGAGGCGCACCACGCCCATGACCTGCAGAGCGCCCTTGACGTTGGCTGCAATGTCGCTCGGGACGTAAGCGGCGCGGCCATCGTCCCACTGAATCATGGTCCCGCCCGTCTGCGCCGTTGGCGGGGTCCAGTCGAAGCACTGCCCCTCGTGGCGGTACTCGACTTCCTGTGCTTGTGCCATGGCTATTGCCCTTTCGAGAATGCTTGCTTGTATTGGTCCAAGAAAGCGCCGCCGCGTGGCAGCGCTGGGAAGTCACTGCGTCACGGCGCTTAGGCCGCGCCCTTGCTCTTGACCCCGGCCAGATATTCGGCCTGGTCGCAACCGAAATCGTGGTATCCCCTGAACTGGACGCCCAGGACGTTGAAGTCCGCCTCAGCATCCTCGACAGTCGGCGTCTGCTGGCCGTTGAGGAAGCTGACCACGATCGCCGGCATCTCGGCCGGACTGCGGAGCAGATACCAGGCCGTGGTGCTGTAGCCGGTGAAGTTGCTGTCGCTGAGCCAGGCGGAAACCACCGGCTTGTACTTGCCCTGGTAAATGTTGACGTCGCCGCCGCCAGAGGAGCCCACATTGAGGTTGCCGCCCTGGTACAGCTTGTCGGCCGCGCCTTCCAATTCCGGTGGCACCAGCAGAATCGACGGGTTGCCGCCGATTCGCTTGCCGCCATCCTTGTCGCTCGGCGACTTCATTTGGCGAAACGCCTTGAGGCCCAGGCCCAGGCCCACGCCATCGGTCAGCAGCGTGGTCGTGGCGCCGGTGATGTAGTTGCCGCGAATCGACGTCCAGAAGGTCGACGCATCGGACATGAACTCGGTCCAGAACACGTTGTTGAACTTTTGAATTGCGCCCCGGCCGAGACGGTTGCGCAGGTCATCGAACGCGCCAAGGTCATCGTTGATGATGTCCTGGCGCGTCAGGGTGAGCATCTTGGCGTAGGTTTTGGCCTGCCGGGTATAGCTTTCCTCACCCAGCTTGCCGTGTTTGATTTCGCCGCCCGGGCCGACCTCTTCGTACTGCAGGTCATCCAGCATGCGGTACGAAGTCATGCTCTTGAAGTCGGTCACGCTCTTGACGGCCGCAACCTCGCGCCAGGTCTGGTCGCCTTCCATGTAGCCTGTGAGCAGCTCCTTGTTGGCGACATTCGACAGAATGCCGCTCAAGGAAAGCGGAGTCCAGCCGGCTTGAATCATGGGTGCGCCACTGAAGGCCGCACGCATGACCGGGCGCAGGTTGCCGCTGTGGATGCGCTCACCGGGTCCCGGCTGATAGCCGTTGGCAGCCGCGGCCATAATCATGACCTGCTGCAAACTGATGTTGCGAAACTGCTTGCTGGCCGCCTCAAGGTCCTGTTCCTTGTAGTGCGACTCCAGCTTCGGCACGTTCAGCGTCATGCACAGCGCGGCCTCGATAATGGCCGGCGTCGGCGCGACGCGCCCGCGCGACACGTGAATGTGCGGCCCATTGCTGGCCGGTTGCGGGTTGCGATTGCGCACCTGCTGCAAGGCCAGTGCCTGCGCCACGGCCGCCGTGATAATCGGCTGCATGGCCTGGATGCTGGGGACGGACACAGCCTGCACGCCAGTGGCGCCAGAGGCTGCCGCGGCAGGCGGATTGGCTGACGCCGTGGCCATGGCCGTGGGGTCCGTGGGTGGCGTAGTGGTGTCGGTGCTGGTGGAGTCGGTGCTGTCGGTCGTGTCCGTGCCAGCCTGCAGACTGTCGTAAACTTTCTGCAGCACCGCCTTGGCATCTTCGGTTAGCGCCTGGAACTCCTCCATGGTCATGAACCCAAGCGCCCATTGCTCGAACGTCATATCTGTCCCTCCAGATGCGGCGACGTATGCGGTAGCTGCCGCGTCGGCGCCAATGGGTACGAAACTGATTTCTTTCAGCGCGGACCGCCGCGCAATGTACAAAGGCCCAATAAACGTCTGGCCGTTTGCTTCTGCCGTTTCCCCTGGCCGCAACAGTTGCAGTGCGCCCTCATCCGGCAGAGCCCCAATTGAGCACGCCCACTGAAAGCCATTGCTGGCTGTGGCCAGCACTTCCCGCGCGTCCGGCCCAGTGCCGCTGATAACGCCAGTGGCCAGCACCGTCTTGCCGTCAACCACTTGAACGCTGTCAGTGTGGCCCACGACTTTGAACGGTTTGTGATCCCTGAGCACCGGCCGCTGCTGGCTCGGTATGTCCAGGCCTGCCAGGTCAATGACGATAGGCAGTGCGTACATGGGCACGCGCAGCTTGCCGCCTGTGTACGCCACCATCTCAAAGCGCTTCAGGTCGCCGCCTGCCGCCTGAATCGTCACTGTGCCCACGCCGCGGATAATCATTGTGAACCCGCCTGCGCGTTCTGCGCTTTTGCTGCCTTGCGTGCCTTGATTTGTTCCTTCACTTTGTTTTGCAGTCCCTTGAGGTGTGCCCGCTCCTCTTTCGTTGTCGGAGGTTTGCCGTCTTTCCACGGCATGCCGTCTTTTACCGCCAAGGCAATATCTCCCGGCTTGGCGTCCGCTGGCAGCCGCCACGTGTTGCCGGGACCACTGCCTATTTCCCAGTGCCCGCCCTCTTTCTTGGGCGGAATGACTGCCGTGTCTTGATTAATGCTCACCTTGCCGCCGCTTTCGCTAGTTTGCACCACCCGCAAAAACCCATCCTGCCCGTTCCCTAAGTGCATTTTGCTCGGATAGCCGATTAAAGCCTGACCACCAATCGCGTTACGGATTGCCGCCTCTGCCGCGACGATTTCCGGCTTGTTCATGCCCGGCGTGTTCGGACGCTCTACCGCAATCCCAGCCGATGCCAACCTATCCGCTTCCGCCTTGGTTGCCGTCCTGTGCCCGCCACCGCCTCCACCTTCAGGACATGGCCCCGGCTTGCCACCTTCACCGCCGCACGCCGTTATCAGCGCCGCCGCAACCGCTTGACCGTCAGCAGCCCCGCCCGGCTTTGCCGCTGCCGGCGCTTCCATGCCCATTTCACGCCGCACCTGCGCCTCGTACTGCTCCTCAATCACCCGCTGCCGAATGACCGCTTTCCAGTCCTGTCCCTGTTCCCCACATTCGTCAGCCTTGGTGCTGATACCGACCTGCAGCCGCTTCTCTGCGGCCTGAGCCTCGGTCATGGGGTCGATGTATTCCCAAGTCGGCCAGTGCCAGGTGTGCGGCAGCCCAGCGAGGTAAGCCTGCGCCCCAGGTGGCAGCAGCATCGGAATCAATGATGCTTCCTCGAACCACTCGCGGAACAGTGGGTCAAGCACTTCCCGTTCGCAGTCCTGCCGCTCCACCCGCATGGACAGTCGGAAATCCTGCGAGCCAAGCCGCGCGGTCGAGTAATTGCTGTTCGCGTAGTCCCCGGCCACGATGTGGTATGGTACATTCAGGCACCGGCCGATTTCACGCAGCAGCACTGAAACGAACTGCTCGTGCGTGCTATTCGGGTGCTCGGCCGCAAACTGCTGCATGTCGTAGCCGTCCGGTAGCGCGGTCATCATGCCCCGGACGATTTCCTGCGTCGACCAGTATTCCGGCGCGTCGCCGTCTTCGGTGTTCCCCGCGCCGGTGGTCTTGACGATGGCCGCGAACATGGCTGCCGTCTCGGCCGCTGTCAGTGTGGCCAGGGTGAACCGTCTGAGCTGCGCGAACAGCGCGANNGAACAGCGCGAGTGCTGGCGTCAGTTCGGACACCCCGCGCACCTGCCCCGGCCGGTCCTGCCGATACCAGTGAATCATGCGACGCGCCGGCACCTCGTCGTAGTCAATCGAGAACCCGCGCAGCGCGTCGCCAGGGTGATACCGGAGCACCCGGTATAAAGCCGGGTTGCCGTAATCGTCGTACACAATGCCGTCATAGCCAGAGTCGAAGGACACCAACCAAGGGTCTGTTACCTGGTCCCCCTCGAGCAATTGCAGGTCCAGCTTGACGGACGTTGGCAGCGCGTCATTAGTGGCCAGCCTGGCGAACGCTTCCCCGTCCACCGTCTTGGTCTGCTTGAGCACGCGCAGCGAGTCGGCCAGCCGCACCTCATGCGACCATTCCGCCCAGCGTTGCTCGATCGCCTGATTCAGCGCGGTGTCCGGCGTGAGCACCTGCAGGCCCGGCCCGCGCTCTCCCACAAGGTGGTTGGCTAGGGTCAGCGTCAGACCCTTGGCGTAGCAGTTGTTCGCCGTCTCGTATCTCGCCCGCTCCCGGATGGTCTTGCGGATAGTGACCGAAAGGGCACCGGACGCACTGAGTGCGTCCGCGTTGGCCCAGTGCTTCCGGTTCTCGTCCGTGGTCTGCGCGGCGTCATAGCTCGCCTGGATGGCAGGCCGCGCCCCGCGCAGGAGCACCGGACCAGCTGGCCGCCGTGGACGTCGCTGGGGTTGCGTTCGAAACAGACGCTTGAGCCAATCAAGCACCTTACTGCGCCCCTGGTGGAATCAGCTTGGAGAACGTCAGACCCTTGTGCGCCTTGCTGGCCGCCGCCTTGCTGGCAAGGTACTTGTCCGCCTCAATTAGCTCGGACAGTGGCCGCTTGGTCACACTGCCCATGTCGTTGGAGGCGCTGGACGGCTTGGCCGCGTCCTCTTCAATCTGGTCGGATAAGTCCGGCATGATGCGCCCCGCGCCTCAGAATCCCTGGAAAACTCACCGAAATTGAGGCTAAACGGCGCGGGAAACTCGACGCAAATGACTCGCAGGAAAATTTTTGAGAGGTGC